AGTACCATCATGAATCATAATATCTACATCGTCGATAGTTGGATTGTACCAACGCTGTCCTGATGTTGTTAGAGCTAAAGGTTCACTGGTAGATGCTGTGTAAGTTAGTGGCTGCCAGTTTGATGCAATCCAACCATCTACCGATACTGACCAACCGTCACTGCCTGTATCCGGTGCTCTATAAAGATTAGGTGTAGCAGTGGCTGAGTTACTACTATCGCCTAGCATTCCAATAAAGCCCATTGCTGTCAAAAGTCCGCCGGTATCTTTAATACGTATGTCACCACCGGTCTTATGTTCGATTACAACTTTGTTAGCTGCATTTACATAAGAAACTACATTTGTAAAATTAGCTGCGTTGATCGCGCCTGCAATAGTGTCTGCATCTGCAGATGTACTACCTGCTATACTAACACTTACTGTTTTACTAGATAATGCTGAACTATTTACGGTAGTTTCTGCAATATCGAATGCATATGTTCCTGTAGTAAGTTGTGTTTCAATCTTTCCTGAAGCAATAGATGTTGCTTCATTTGAAACTCTGTAATGAATTTTAAAATCTACAACAGAAGGAGTTAGTTCATCTACATTAGCTTTGATATACAAATCGCCTGCAAATAAATTTGCGCCACCGCCAGCTGCATCTAAATTAAACAATGCAGATTCATTATTTGTATACATTGGAGCATTTACATTGTTCCATAGCTGTGTGTCATCGTTGTACTGTTTAACTCTCCAGTTTGCTCCTGCATTAGGAGTAGTAGTTTTAACCCATATACTTCCTGTAGGTGCAGGAACACTATCATTTGTTTTGTACGCAGGTACACTAGTATGTGGATCAATTGATAAACGAGGAATACTATACGTTCCGTTTAATATGCCTGTGCCGCCATCTACTGAATCAGCCAACCCTGTTAAAGAGCCTGTGCCGCCGTTAATTGCAATTAGTCCGTCTGCATCGACACCGTTTGAAGCCGAAGTGCTATCTCCATAAATTTCAAGGACGCCGTCAACTGCTGCTGCACTTACACCTGTTATACCTTCGTTATTGATACTAGTTGCAAGCTGTGCAATTGATGTACCACTTAGTACTACAGTAGTGCCATTTATTACCATTTCGTCGCCATTATTTAAAACAGGACTACGCTTAGTGCCTTTTATAGCAGGCCAACTAGCTGCCCATTTATCACTACCAACACTTACCCATTCACCTGCATTAACTCCGTTAGCATTACCAGTTGCCTTATAAAACAAACGATTCATATCTGAAGTTGCATCAATAGCATATTCGCCTACAGCTCCAACTGACGCCTTAGGTACACTACCATCTAACTCGGTAGATTCAGTAATTACTCTTATTATTGCAGGAGTAAAAGATTGTCCGTTTGTTGTAGTTACAGCTTCGCCGTTCCATTCTAAAATGCCAAACGATGTATTTGTTGTATCAAACCAATAAGCTCCGTCAGCAGGCTCACCGCCTGGTGCATTTGTACTAGGAGCAAGTTCTGACAAATCAACATCTGCTCTTACTACATAAGCACGGTTCGTTACGCCTAATAATGAATATGCAGTGTTTAATCCATATTCATTTAATTCTCCTGCATGTATCATATTGCCATTGTTGTCTGACTCAAATACTGCATCTCCGAATAAGTCACCTAATTCTCTTTGACTAGTGACTAAGTAAGCCTTCCCAGCATTTGCTGCTAGAGTAGCTTGAGCAACACCACTGCCAGACGCCTTTGTTTTGTTAGCTGAAGTTGCAACAAATATAATCGGTACTGTAGCAGCTGCCCCTGGTGTGTAGAAAGACTCGTCAATTACGCTGACTTCTACGCCTGGTGATACTAATGCCATTTTCTTTTCTCCTGTTGGATATTGTTCTCTACTAGTATTTACCAATATGATCTAAAATCATACCCAATATCAATGAAAAAAAGGCACCAAAAAGGCAAGGTAAATACAATATGAGACCATTATGTAAATGCGGGCAACAACCAGCAGCAATAAATTATAAAAAAGAAGGTAGAACTTATTATCGTAAACTATGTGGCAAGTGTCTACGAAATGGAGTTAATCACGGCGTACCACTATGGAAGCAACGTGGATATATAAAAAAGAACGAATGCGAAAAATGTGGATTTAAATCTAAACACGACGAACAGTTTAATGTATATCATATAGATGGTGATTTAGAAAACTGTCGTCCTAACAACTTAAAAACAATTTGTGCTAACTGTCAACGTATTCTGCAGAAAACCGAAGTGCGGTGGAAACAGGGAGACTTACGCCCAGATTTCTAAACATAGTACGCATAAGAATATCAACATTTAGTTTTAATCTTGCCAAGTCGCCATTGTTATCAATAGTATAATCACACATCCATTGCTCAATGCTCATTGAGTCTTTTGATTCAGGAGGTAAATGATCACTTCTGTCTACCCAAATAGCATAGTCAAATATTTCTTCATTTTGCATTGCAAAGAATTCGCGCTTATTACGCAGGCCACAGTAAATGTCATTTTCTGAAAATAGATTACGACCAAGTCGTGCTAGATCATCTTTGCAATAGTTGTGAATCATATTATACCATTCAGTGCGATGATGATGTCGATCTTTAAAACATTCTTCTTCATCAGCATAACCGTACTTGTCTTTTAAGTCATTAAAAATAAAAAGTTCCGAACAAAATTTAGAACTAGACTGAAACGTGTATCCGTAATCTTGTAGTACTTCGCACACAGTGTCTTTACCATGACGGCCGTGACCGACAATTAGTAGTTTAGGTAACATACGATATCCTCTTTACATTGTTATTACAGTATATTACAGATAGCTGCAATTGTCAAGAATTTTTTATAACATAAAAACAACTTATTGGCACTAACAAATATTTTTCATTTTCAATTGTGTAATTATTAACTGCTTCTATAACTTGAGGGAAACATTTGACATTATAATCATCTCCACAAACTATAGGCACGTTTTTGAATGTGTTAAGCCAAGTAGATACTGCATTAAAACTGTGATCATCATCTAGATAAACTAGATCAAAATTATTTGTAAAATGATTGCTTTGCAACCAATCCTCTCCATTCATATGCCATATTGTTTTTATAATATCTTTATTTGGATGTTGTGATATCAATCCATCAAATATTTTTCTTTGAGTTAGATTTTTTGTTTTTCTAGCTTTTTCGTTTATATGTGGCCATTTTTTCAACCAGTTTTTTTTTCTTAAAGTATTACCTAATTGTAAAGAAAAATTATCTAAAATGTAGTAGTCTGTTGTTGCTGGCAATGCATCTAACCAAGCCCATGTACTACGTCCCCAACCGCATCCAATTTCTAAAACTCTTGGATTTTTAGGTAAATGTTTTGCTATATCTTTATACTTGTTATGTTGTTGAGTACTAGTCCAGCCCGGCACTTCGTCTGCTGTTTTTATGGTATGAAAATCATTCATTTTGTTAGCCAATTAAGAAGCCGTAGCCTGTGCCGCCCGGTACTGCCATGGACACTTCTGCTTCTAGTTTATCCATTTCAGTTTGTGCTTCGGCTTTAAGAGTATCGCCATTTAGTGTTGAGCCGCCTTGTGGACCTGCAATCGTAGCAAACTTTGAACGTGCTTCACCTAACATATATTTACAACTAGCAAGGGTATAGTCTTTAATCCACTGACTTGCAAGATAGTCGTTTAGTATTTCACTATCTGGGCGATAGTTATAACAGTAAAGTAAAAGTTCTTCTTCTGCTCTAGGACGCTGTAGAAGAGTAAGTTTTTTGCTCGTATTGTTCCATGTAAATTCAATAAATGAACCAAACATTCTACCTACTAGTTCTTGATGTTGTGAAAATAAATCGTATGTTGCTAATCCACCCATTTTACTGCTAGACAATAGATATGTATTTGTGTAAGCTAAATTGAACGGTTCAAACATACTGCCGCCGTCTCCGCCACCAGTTCTAGAACCTATTGATCTGCGAAATAGTTTACGTACTTCCATTATTTCGTTTGGTAGTACATATTCGTTTTGATCAACAACTGTTGTAAGGAATATATAGGATTCTTCAACACTATTATCACTACGTTGTCTAAAGCGGCTTAATGCTTTTTTAAGTGCAGTTTGGTAGTGGATAGGATCAAGTTCAACATCAACCATCCCACCACCTAGGAACGTATTAACGTAATCAAATATTTCTTGCTTTTGTGTTGCTAATTCTGCCATTGAAGTTCTCCGTATAGTATTTATCGCTAGCGATAAATATGTATAACGGATAGGAGAAAAAGTTATTCCACGTCTTAGCTTATACAAACCAGAACGCGGCAATGATTATCATTTTTTGGACAAGCAGATCCAAGAAATGTTTACTATTGGCGGAACTGATGTAAACATACACAAATATTTAGGACCCAACAATCCTTCTGACGACGACCGTAGTGCTGTACAGCCAGAATATGATGCTGTTGCAGAAACTAATATACAAGATTTGTTATTCCTTGAAAATCGTGACAGAAAGTACGATCCTGATATTTACAACACTAGGTGCATATATAATGTACAAGATATTGATTTTGACCTAAGTCAATTTGGTTTATTCCTTAGTAACGATACACTTTTTATGACTGTACATATTACTAGCATTGTAAAGACTTTAGGCAGAAAACCTATTAGTGGGGATGTTATCGAACTGCCGCACCTTAAAGACGAGTATGCACTAAATGATTATAGTGTTGCGCTTAAACGCTTTTATGTTATAGAAGATATTAATCGTGCAGCGGAGGGATTTTCACAAACATGGTATCCACACTTATATCGCTTAAAATTGAAGCAAATATATGACGGACAGGAATACGCTGAAATACTCGATTTACCTGCAGAAGAAGGTAGTGATAATACGTTACGCGATGTATTAAGTACCTACGAAAAAGAAATGCAGATTAACAATGCAGTAGTAGCACAAGCAGAAGCAGACTCCCCAAAGTCAGGTTATGACATAAGTCATTATTACACTATTGCTACTAATGAGGACGGTAGTGTTGCACTTAGAACAGCAGATACTGATGAATTAGATGCTTCTAATATTAATACAAATGCAGACGAAGTTACCGATAGACCAGACAGAGAAGGTTATACTGGATATCTAGTTGGCACTGGAGATGCTGCTCCAAATGGTGCGCCTTTTGGTTTTGGTATATCTTTTCCTATTGATAATCAAGAAGGTGATTACTTTTTGAGGACAGACTTTCTTCCAAACAGAATGTTCAAATATGACGGCACTCGTTGGGTCAAAATGAACCAAGATATTAGAATGACTTTAAGTAATACATTAGAACGTCAAACTTATAAAACACAATTTATTAATAATACAAATACTAATGATATAGACGGAGAAATAGTCGAAGAAAGACAGAGTCTTTCTAAAGCACTTCGACCAAAGGCGGATAATACTTAATGCTACACTTTTACGACGGCCAAATTAGAAGATACACTACTCAAATGATGCGCATATTGAGTAATTTTCCTGTCAAAGATGGCAAGGGAAAAACAAAAGATGTTCCTGTTACGTATGGCGATTTGACTCGACAAGTAGCAAACATTATAAGAGAAAATTCAGAAAATAAGTTACCTAGTACACCTAGGATAGCAGTATATGTTACAGGTTTAGAATTAGATAGAGATAGGTTAACTGATGCAACATATACACGTAAAGTGAATATACGCGAACGTGCATATGACGAAGAAAATAAAGAATATTTAAACTATCAAGGCAAAAACTATACAGTTGAAAGATTAATACCTACACCTTATATGATGCGTGTAAATGCAGATATCTGGGCATCAAATACTGATCAAAAATTACAAATTCTTGAACAAATACTTGTGTTGTTTAATCCAAGTTTAGAAATGCAAACTACTGATAACTTTATTGATTGGACTAGTATTACTGTTGTAAATTTAGAAAATGTACAGTGGTCAAATAGAAGTGTACCAGTAGGTGTTGATAGCGAAATTGATATTTCTACTCTAACTTTTTCTATACCGATATACATTAGTCCTCCGACCAAAGTTAAGAAAATGGGTGTTATTACAAATATTATTACAAGCATGTTTGACGAACAAAGAGGAACAATAGAGGACGGCGTAAGTGCGCCAGAAAACAATGCATATACAGACTTTTTGCCAGGCATGTCCGGAGACGATACAAACAGAAAAGCACAGACTTCTATAGCATCAGAAATGGCTAATGTTAATTATAGACAGTACGGAGTGTATCTAACTTCAGGTACTGCACAATTATATGGCAACGGCAGTATAGGTAAAAATTGGCAAGAAATTTTTGAAGTATTGCCAAACACTTATCAAACCGACGTAAGTAGGATTTATCTTACAAATTCAGAAAATAACAGTACTATAACTGGAACCTTTGCAATTAATCCGTTTGATGATAAAAAAATAGAAATTAATTTTGATACTGATAGTTTCCCTTCAGACACTATTATACAAGGTAGAACTACAATAGACTATATTATCGATCCTGGTGGATTTAATCCAACCGATATTAAAGTTGCAGGATTACGACTTTTATTGTTAGATGCAATAGGAACAGATTTGTCTAATGTAGGTGCAAGTGCTTGGAAAAATTCAAACAATACCAACTTAGTAGCAGATATAAATGATATAATAGAATGGGATGGAAACAATTGGAGTATTGTTTTTGATGCAAGCGAAACAACTACTACTACCTATACAACAAATTTAAATACTAGTGTGCAATATAGATTTGCTAACGGAGAATGGTTGTTAAGTATCGACGGTGAATATCCAATTGGAACATGGAGAATAGATCTAGCTGGATAATTATTAGTATGACAAAAATTACTTGTAGCGGTGCATTATTCTACACACTAGATACTAATAGATTTCTTTTTTTACACAGAGCCAACGGTAAACGTAACAACATGTGGGGGCTTGTAGGAGGTACTAACGAGGGCAAAGAAACACCTTGGGAAGGCCTACAAAGAGAAATTTCAGAAGAAATTGGTAGTGTGCCTGATATTAGAAAAACATTGCCTTTAGAAAGTTTCATTAGTGCAGATAGTAAGTTTCACTTTCATAC